CTTCAACACCGTGTGTAACACCATCAGCTAGATCAATGGTAGATGGACTTCTTGAGCCGTGGTAGCTTCCCATGCCTTTGCCAAACCCTGAATAAATGTTTCCGTATATGTTAACAGTGGCACTATATATAGTTATTGAGTCTATAAGAGAGCTTGCGACTACAGAGGCCATGAAGGTCGGGCGTACTATCGTTTGAGGGGGTGTAGCTATTAACGGTTTAATCAGCGATTTAAGCATGGCTATCGCCCTCTAGTTTCGTCCAGTTTAACAGTAGATGCGCCAAGTGAAGTCGTAGCTAAACTTCCAGCCGCTACAGTCGCAGCAGTGTCAGCAGAGATAGCAAGGAATGGACACAAGACTACCTCTTCGATAACGTCAGTGTCTACCGCATATGTTTTGATTAAAGTGAAGGTGACACCATCGACGCTACCATACAACGTAACATCGTTAGTGCCATCTGTATGGACTTGTACAACTCCGTTTGACCCATCGCCCATCGCTGGCTTAAAGATTGAACCTGCTTGTAAGTTTACCATTGGTTAATTCCTGTGATTTTAAATTGCTGATATAACAAAAGCTAAGAGTTCAGAGTAACGGACACCAAGGCGAGTGCGTTCTGTTGCACCCTCTGGGGCTTTCTCTAAGGTCTCATATGTGTCTGTGCGGGTGTAGGCTTCATTGGCTTCCACAGCCTCAGTGACTACGTTGCCGTCTTCGTCCAGCACCTCATCTACAGCCTCAACAGCAGGGACATCAGTCTGTGTCTCCCACCAAGTACTAGAAATGAACATTGCGTAACGACCTGCATCCAAGCTCTCAGCAGTGAAAGCATCCTGCAAGTCCTGTGCGATGATACCAAAGTGAATACGGGCATCGTCACCCTTCTCCGCTACAGCATCCTTCCAGCGGAACTTACGCAGCAAGCCTTTGGCAGCTACAGCTACACGTTGCTCTGCGTCAGATAGCTCTGCAATGTCTTGCTTTTCGTTGCGGTCAGATGTTTGGATTGTGCCGTTGGTGGCGTAGATGTCGTCGAAGCGGTTGCCTAGGCTTCCTAGATCAATCTGACCGTCTTTTGTAGCACCATTAGTTCCTACTGGTAGCATTTGATCGGTGCCACCAGTAAACAGTAAATTACAATCTCCGTTGCCAATGTAGATAAACCCACTCAACGTCCCAATACTCCCCACTTGTGAAGTATCCTTGCGCAGTTGAATGATGTCTCCATCAGAACTTAAACGATTAAGTCTAATGCACGATGCACCTGACTGTGTAACTGATGTTTGCCCAGTCTGTTCAACTTCAAATCCTGCGGTACTTAAACCTTGTGCAGTCTTGCCCACAAGCCATCTGCCTGACGAATCAAACTTACCTGCTTCAATAAGAGAGCCGTCAGCTTTATTAATACCAAACGTAATTCCAGTGGCATCGCCACCTTCTCTATTAGCATGGATTTTTGCCACAAGGTCTTCAGAGGCTGAACCAGTAGTCCTTTTAAAATCAATGCCCCAAGAATTTCCAATTGTGTTATTTGCTTGGAGTAGTGTTAAAAGCGGTTGCACCCCTGATGATGAGGTGTTGATTGTTTGTAGCCCATCCACAGTCAGTCCATCAGCCGTCACTGTGCCTGAGAAAGTCTTAGCACCTGCAATAGTCTGATCACCTGTAAGCTGAACACTATCACCGAATGCTACAACCGCTTCTGCCTTAGCAGTCTGTGCGTCTAACTTTGCATCGTTAGCAAGACCAGCTTGTTGAGTTGCAGTTGACGCTGAGCCTGATGCAGAGGTTGCTGATGCTGCTGCCTTTGCGCTGTAGTGTAGCGCAGAGTTACCAGTTGTAGTTCCATCGCTCAGAGTAAACTGAGCATCTTCAGCGTTAATAGCGAGCTTCTGTGCGTCACTCTTAGAATTAGAAGAAGCGGTAAGATCGTCAGCAATTGTAGAACGTGCTGCGGTCGTGCCTCCATTGTTTACGAAAAAGCTGCTAGGCATTGGTTAATCCTCGTATGCATAAGCTGGGTTTATTACTTGTGTACCGCCGCTACTCTCTTGGTCGTCAGCCTGAGACTGTATCTCACCAAGAAGTGTTCTGTACTTTGTCTCAAAAGCTTGCTCACGTTCATCTAAGTAATACATCGCAGCATAAGTTAGCGCCGCATACATAAGTAGATCGGGAGCGATCTTCGTGAGTGTTGTTTCGTTATCGTCATCGTTAGCTGCATCATAAGTTAAACCGTTGTCATACAAAGGTTCAAACTCACCGTAGTAACTTAAGCTAAGAGTGCCTGATGTTGGGTATGGGTGGATTAAGAACTCACCCTGCACACGAGTGTAATACCGTGGTTCACCAGTCACATCACTTGAGCGTAGCTGAGACATCTTAGACATAGGTACACGCTCTAAGGTGTTGCCGCCGCTGTGATATAGATCAATTGTTTCAAGAAACACACTAGGTATGGTTATCTTTTTAGTACCAGCAGAATTCATTGAGTAAGTCTCAAGATGCTCCATTGCCGGTACACGCAAGATACGAGCGATCCTGAGATTACCTTGTTCAATGAACTTCGTGATTAGGGCTGGAGTGATATCTGTGCGGTTTAGTAGCTCTTTAAAATGTGTCCTAATTTCGCCGTAGTTCATATTGTTTTCCTACTAGAGTTTCTTATCGGTAGCGATAAATGCATCAAGGTTTTCTGACTTGAGTTTCGCTAGTACGGTCTTGTGTTTTTCTTTGAATAAATCGAAACCTTCACGAAGCCACTTCTCGTGTATAACCACGGGAATACTTGCGACCTTCATAAAGTTTCCTTCACGGCTATCGTGTGATGCGTATCTTTGATCTCGTAGATCATCTATAAATGCGCTGGGAATAACCTGCTCACTTTTCATGGTGAAGTTTTTATCATCCATGTCGATGAAGTCAGATTCAGCGTTTAAAAGTTGTTTGCTCATGAAAGCGTCTTTAAAATCACTCATGTTTGCTATCCAATTGGGAGGTGTTAATAAAAGTAAAGCAGGGAGAACAGAGGAGGAGAGCGCAACCTCTGCGACTCCCCCCGCAATACTAATTTGCTAAACGATTAGCTTAAGCCAGTAATCTTACCGCCGTCTGCGAATGACTTATGTTTCAAGCCAACTTCACCTACGATTAAGTGAGAATCTGAATCGCCGTCTTTCGCTAATAGAGTTCGTGAGAACGGACGTAATGTAGTAGTACACCACATAGTCGGATCTAATAGGAAAGCTAAGTCTGAAGCTTGGTGACGGTTAATAACAACTCGGTATTCGCCGAAAGGAGTCACTAGCAATTCAATGGCATTAACCAAAGTCTTGCTGTCTTGGATCTCACGGTTACGACCAGCAGCAGTATTAACGAAACCAGCAACCAATAACGCATCAGCAGGTTTGATCATTAACATAGTTGGCTCAGAGCCAGCTTCGTAACAACCTTGGCCTAACTCAAGTAACTTAGCTTCAGTTAATGCATCATTAGCGTTACTACCAGCATCTACAGCACGAGTAATCATCTGGCTTGCGGATTTAAACTCACGAGCGGTAGGTGTAGAGTCATCCCCAACTACAGCAGCATTGTCGATACCAACGCAAGCACGTTCGTAGTCACGTTTGATTTCTTTAAGCTTCTTACCTAACTGGTAAGCAGTTTCTTTTGCACGGCCATGAGTAGCAACCGCATCAGCAGTACCAGACACTTTAACAGTCTTCATTAAGATCTGTGTAGTGTTGTTCTGCATAGTAGTTGCAGACTGAGCAGCAGCAGGAGCAGATGCACCCTCAGCGTATGCGTTTGCACCCGCAGCATCCAATGCATCTTCTTGCCATTCGTATGTACGGCTAGAAACTTTCTCGTTCTTAAGTGAAGATACAAAAGGAGTATCCGTAGGTGAAATGTCTGTAATCAATGAAGAAACATCTTCTTTAATACCGACTTGATCGTATGTAGTAAACTTTGTAGCTGACATAATATATTCTCTTATTTAGATGGTTTGGTTTTATTCTTCCCAGCGTCCAAGGATTGCAGAGGCGATATCGTCAAAGTCGTTACCTCCACTCGCACGGATCTTATCTCTTGCTATCTTCTGCTTCTTTGCAGCCAGTGCATTTTTAGAAACAGCAGGAGAAGTCTTCGAGCGCATGGACTTCTTGCCGGTTGCTTTCTTGCGCTTAACAGTCGCTACCTTCTTGCCTTCATCATAAAGCCTAGCCTTATTCAAAGTCATGATGACATTCGGATCAACGATCTGATTAACTCGTTCCTCAGGTAAGCCAGTTGATATGGCATACGCTCGGATATCGTCATACAGTTTGTTGTTCCAGTTAGGCATCTTCTCTTGAAGTGTAGCTACACATTCTTTGGCCTGATCTTGCATAACAGACTGTTGCTGCTGCTTTAGATGACCATAGAATTGATCTGCTTCTTGCTGGAGGAAGTGTAGGTCTTGCTGTGCTGTCTGCGCTTCTTTACGTAGAAGGGCGAAGTCTTCGTTAGACATCGTTTTACTAGCAACTAGCATATCGACATCTGCGTAAGGCTTAAACCGTTCCTGCGCTTTTTCAAGCATCCGCTGAAGTACGACATTGGATTTACCAACGGCATCATCGGCTTGTTTTCGCTGGGTAGCGAGTTCTTGAGACTTGCGAGTTAGTGAAGCTTCTTGTCCGTATAACCGTTTAAGACTTTTGATAGATGCTTGCTTAGTCTCACCGTCAACAACGATATCAACATTAGTGTCGTCCGAAAGGTCTAATACTTCTTCGCTTTCGTCTTCTTCTTCTGCTTCACCGTCTTCTTCGGTTGAGTCTTCTTCTTCAAGGTCTTCATCATCTTCATCGGATTCTACTTCCGTTTCTTCTTCATTCAGTTCTTCATCAGGAGTCTCTATATCTGAATCTTCAACTGTCGCCTCGTCACTTTCGTCTAATAGATTCTCATCGTCAGACCATCTAGCTAAAAGGGCATTTGCCGCATCATCGGTATCGAGTGCAGTTCTTTCTTGAGTAGGCACGTTGTCAGACATGGTGCTTTAAACCTCTTGGTCGTTGTTACCGTTAATTTCGTCACTCTTAGTATTAATCCCATCACGCACCGAAACCTGCTGGCGTAGTGTGTTAGTAATATCCACGAGTGCTCGATAGTGTGCGTAAGAACGCTCTCGTCCTATGTGATCCTCAGGGTTTGTGTTAACAAACGTCTGAAAAGTACCATCGACAAGTGAGTTGATTACACGGTTGAAAGAGCTGCTTTTAAGCAAGCCCTCTGCGTCATCGCCTAAAGCGATTAGTTCTTCTTCGTTCATTACTGGATGCTCTCCATTGGTAGTGGTTTTATTCCATGTCCACACACTCAGAAAAGATAACAAGTGCCTTAATAGTTTCTAAGGCGGCTACCTTCTCATGAGCGAAGACAAGTCCGTCAAACTTCTCAAGAACCGACTCAAGCTCGTTATACATATCATCATAACTTGAGCGGCTCTCAACGAAGTCTTTATGGTCGTTTAAATGTTCAACATCGGACATAAGCTTTATCCTGTTATGGTGAAGCTATTCCTCTAACGTCTTCAGTAGTCTTAAGAATTTGAAGCTCGGCAATATCAAGCTGTTTCTTATGCTCGAACTGTTTCTCTTTAAGCTGTTGTTGATTTAACTTAACCACGCCGCCTTCTTCAAACTTAGCGTTATCAAGATCAAATTTAGCTTTCTTAGCCTTTGCATCAATCTTCTGTTTCTCTTCGCCAATCACAGTCTGACGCTCTGATAACTCAAGCTGTTTCTGAGCCATCTGCACTTGCATTTGCTGCATTGGATCAGGTTGCTGCTGAGGTAGTTGATCAGGAGGTGTTAAGTACTCCTCGACATTCATTATACCCTGAGCCTTCAATGCATCCTTCATCAAAGCATAGGCATTCTGTGCTTGATACATAGGTGCTAATTTAGGATCTTGGGAAAACATCTGGTGGAGGCTTAAGAACTTCTGAGCGTCTTTTTCTTGCTCACCGTAGCCTAAGCGAAGCTCAACCATGATGTCACGCTTCTCGATAAACGTAGACGGGTTGATCTCAACGTAATCACCAGCAACTTCAACGATCTTTTCGTAGTCTTCGTTCTCAACACATAGCTGATAAACTTCAGAGAACAACGGCTTCATAAACTGGTTAGCAAAGTGTCTAGCAATAATCTTCTGTCGCTGTTGTGACATCGTAGCTAACTGTTCGATCATTGCAGCAGAGTTCTGCTTTGATACTGCGTCTTTGTTAGTGCCTTGCGACATACGAGACACGCCAGTGTTATCTTCTTTGTCTTCATCAAGCATCTTAATTGTCTGGAATACAAACGGGTTAAGCGGTGCTTGCGGCATAGGCATAATAGCGTCAGGTCGTGTTACGTTGACCAAGCCACCTACACGGCTATCAATAAGCTCTTTAGGGTTCGTAAGGCCACCCTTAGTAACAAGATAACGAGGAGCATTAGTAACCGCAGCATGATCTAAGATCGAGCGTGTAAGCACTGTACGGGCGTTCTGTGTCGCTATGACTTTCTGACCGAAGTTACTACCATAAAATGCGTGAGCAACAGGGATAGGAGCAAACGATACAAACGGGATACGATCAACAGCATCGCAAGCAAGAAGACTGTTACCAGCCTTGAGTACTCGGTAAAGCTTTGCGATACCTTCGCCTTCTTTGTCGAGGTTAATGTAAGCTTCGTACACCATGACTTTACGTACTTGGTCTTGGTAACCGCTAGAGTCAAAACCAACAGTACCACCAGCACCTTCGTGACGTGCG